ATCGCGATGTCGTGCGGTTCCTTGCCGTCGATGCTGCGACGGCCAAGGCGGCGAAACCCCGCCTTCGCGATCCTGAGCGCGACCCTGTAGCGCGCCTCATCCACTACGCCCCTGCTCAAGGAGATAGCGCATCGACTCAATGCACTTGCGGTCGATCCTGCGCTCTTCAAACAGCAGCATCACGCGCTTCTGCTCGTACGCGATCTGTTCCTTCTGGCGCTCAAGGTACCACCGGAGGTTCCGGATCGTCACCGCGGCATCCTGAAGCAGGAGCTTGCTGTGCGCATCCGGGATGCGATGCGCCCAGGCTTCGAGCTCCGGGATGAGGTTGCACTTGCCGACCGGCGGAATCCAGTTCCGCTCGAACGGATCGTCGTGCCGGGGTTCGAGGCTCTCCCGGTACTGCTGCTCGGTGTAGCTTTCACCCGCGGCCATCGCGCTTCACCTCCTCGTGGTCGAACCAGAACACCGCGAGGCACGCGATGCCGGCGAACACCATCGCGGCGCCGGCCATGATCCAAGCGAGAATCATGCGCGCACCTCCATCCGCGGCTTGAACGCGCCGGCGCTCAGGTTACGCATTGCGGCGTACGCGGCGAGCGCGCGCCGGATCACCTCGTAGTGGTGGATGTCCTCCTCCGCGGCAATGCGGCGGATCTCGCGCGCCTCGCCGCGGTGCACCGACACCGTCGTGAAACTCAGGTCATTGCTCTTCTGGTCCATCGTGTGCTCTCCTGCCGCTGTGCGGCTTGATTACGATGCAGCAGATCGGCTCGCGCGTCAATGGGGCTTTAGCCATTTTCCGAGTACGGCATAGCGTCATTCAGACTCTCGCGCCGCTTCTGGCACCCGCAGCCATTTCCGGAGACGCGCTTTACGACGCGCTCCACCCCGGTCGCGCGCGCAACGCGCTTCACCGTGTCGCCGAGCCCGCGGTCTGGACCCTCGTAGTGCTCGCACCGCCGGCATATGCCCGCGCTCGGCCGGTCGCCGTAGAGCGGCAGCGCGAGCGCGTTCGTGCAGCGGCCGTCCTTGTGGTGCGCGCAGGTCATCCGATCTCGAAGGTCCAGCCGCCGCCAACGATGCCCGTCCAGGTGCACGGCGAGGCGCAAATGCCGTAGGCCGTCGCGCCGGTCCACTCGTCTTCGACGTTGTAGCACGGACCCGCTGCAGGGTCTGCAGTCGAACTGCATGCGACGGCTGTCGGGGTCCGGCCAAACGCCAGTTGCGGCGATGCAAATGGTTCGGAAGTGCACCCGATGGAGCAGTGGTCCGGCGGGTCCTGCTCGCTCCACTCGTCGATCTTGTGCAGCGCGAAGTTGCCGTACGGGCTTCGCGCCTGGACGCACGGAATGCAGTTCAGGTCCTCCTGAATGTCGATCCCGATCGGCGGATCAACGCACCGGATCGAAACCTGCCCGTACGCGTCGTCCGCCATGTCGAGCCCGGTGATGTTGGCCGGATTCTTGAGCTTCGCGATCTTGTAGAACACCGCGCCGCCGACGCCTATCCCGTTCGGAAACGTGGCAATCGTGCTGCATCCGGGCGGCGTGTCCTCGACGAGGAAATCGTGCGACTCGACGACCGGGTAGTCGCATATCTGCAGCGCGATCACCCAGTACGCCGGGCCCGTGATAGTCCGGGCGCAGCCTGCCGGCGCCGTCGCGCCGACGCAGTGCATCGTGAGGCAGAACGGGACACCGGTTGCCGTTCGCGTCCACGAGTTGTCCGCCAGCGTCGACGAATCGTCCTGGCAGCAGTACGAGCCCTCGCCGAGCTGAATGCTGGTCGTAATCGTCAGTTCTCCGCGGGCCTCGTATCGGCAGTTGCTCCCGCTTCCGCACCGCGTCAGCGTCGCGGTAAGTACCTGCGAGAACGAAACGTCCACCGAATACTCCATCATGGTGGTGCGCGTCGCGCCGCCGAAGCACGCGCAGTCGAGGTCCTTCAGGTCGACCCGATGCTCGTAGTGCCATGTGCCCGTGATGTCGCTCAGGCTGTACGAGCTCGCGTAGATGCACGAGTCGTCGCAGTTGCCTCCGGGCACGTCGGGAAGGCAGCAGCAGCCGAGATGGTGCGTGCTCACGGCTTCGGCTCGCCCTTCCGCTTGCCGATCTTCGGCTGCGGCAGCATGAGGCCCACGGCGCCGGTGAGCGCGCCGAACAGCAGCCCGCCGTACGGGATGCCCTCGCTCGCCGTGCCGACCACCGAGAGCCCGACGCTCGTCCACTGCTGAATGAACTGGTATCGCTCCTCGGCCTTCTCGATGGACGCGACGAAAGCCGCATCGGTCCGAGCCGCCCACTCGGTCCACTCCTCGTAGGCGCGCTCGGCGTCCGCGAGCATGAGCGGCGGCTCGAAGTCGAGCACCTCGGCGATGTCGGGCGGCGCCTTCACCTCGATGTGCTCGCGGAAGTCGCAGCCCTGCGCGACGAGCACGACGGCGATCATCGTGCCTCCGAAGATAGCGATCGCCTTCTCGCGCTTATTCATCGTTCAAGCCCTTCCGCGCCAGCTGCATGCTGATCGTCTGTAGGTGGTTCCTGATCTCGTGGATGTGCCGGTCGTGCCGTTCGAGGCTTTCCTTCACCCGGATATCCTCGTTGCTGAGCCGCTCCTCGATCTTCGCGAGCCGCGAAATGATCGAGAAGCAGAACCCAAAAAGCGGCCCGAGGAGGGTCACGCTCGCGATCGCGTACGGCAATACCTGGTCAAGGCTCATCGAGAACTTCCTTCCTGCGGGCCTCGCTCAGGACGCCGACCGAGACGAGGTACGACATTCCGGCGAGCGTGATCGGGTCGCCCGCGTCGATCTCCTGCGCCGCCTGGGCGAGCTGCAGGAAGTCGGCGAGCGCGGGGTCGGACGCCGCTCCCGAGCGGAAGAGCGCGCGCTCGGCGGGCGTGAATCGCAGCAGGAACTGGTAGGCCGTCCACTTCGGGCGCCTGAACCCCCAGCCGTCGAAGATGTCGCCGACCACCGTCTCGTCGGAGCACGGCAGGGTGCCGGGCGGACGCGTGTCCGCATCCTGCACCGAGATCGCGCGTCGGTCCTCGTCGATCGTCGCCCATTTCATGATGCCGCGCACCTCGTGAAGTCCTGCGTGAAGTCGACGTAGTCGACGTACATGTTTCGCGCCGTGGTGCCGAGTCCCTTGCGGATTCCGACCGTGATCCCGGTCTGGTCGCTCGATCCGCTCGGGATGTTGGTGGTAATGGTCGCGACGAGCGCCTCGTCGATGTAGAACTTTGCTTCGGTCGCCGCCGCGTTCACCTCGACCCTCAGGCAGTACCACGTCGACGCCGCCACCGTGGTGCCCGTATCCGCCGTCGTGGTCGATCCGGTCGTGGTCGAGAACGTAACGGCCTGCCACTTCCCAGAATTGAGGTTGTCGCGGTAGGCGAAGTACACGCCGTCGACCGCCGTCGCTCCGCTCGCGATGTTGTCGTGAAGGCCCGCGATCACGTTGTATCGGTTCGTCGCGTCGCTCAGGGTCGACGGCGTCCGGATCATCATCTCGAGCACCACGGCGCCCGAGCCGAGCTGGAGGCAGTCGAACGTCGGCGTGACGACGCACGCGCGGCCGCTCGTCGTGGTCCCGGTCGTGCAATTCGCGATCCCGACGTGGTAGTTGCTGTGGATGAAGGCGTCGTTGAACGTGACGGCGGCGCCCGTGCCGGACACGTTCGTGGTGTAGTCGTCGGCCGTCGTGCAGTCGGTGCACAGCCACACGCGCTTCTGCGGCTTGAACCGCCAGGCGATGGTCGGCTCCGTCCATGTGATGTGGTCGCTGCCGACGACGTCCGCGAGCGGGTTGTCGGAGCACGTGCCCGTGATCGCCTGCGTGTTGACGATCAGCCACAGGAACGAGCCGTCCGACCGCCGGTGCGGCACGCCCTGCACGTAGGTTCCGTTCGGGATCGCGACGGGCAGGAACCCGCCGGGCAGGTCCGCGAGCGGGACGCCGTAGCTGTAGCCGGTCAGCACGACGTTCGAGAGCTCGGAGACGCTGATCGCCTCCATGTTGACGGCCTCGTCCTCCTGAGGGACGTAGGACGCCGTGCTCCCGACCACGGCCAGCCGCACCGTGTAGAGGTAGCGGTAGCCGCCGACGCCGATGTCGGTCGACGAGATGACCTTGAGCAGCGTCGCCTCGCGCGCAGCGAACGACGGTTGCGACGTCAGGAAACGCTCGACCTCGTCCGCGCGGGTGATGGCCTGTCGCATGCTCATGCGTAGTAGGTGCCTTCCTCGCACATGTAGCGCCAGACGCCGCCCTGCTCCGTGACGCCGAACAGGTCGTTGAAGGCGACGCTCGTACGGTCGGGCCGCTCCCACTTCACGACGGTCGGCCCGGTCGCGCCGCCCTTCGGACGGCCGTCTGCCGCCATCTCGGGCACCTGGACGTGCTCGTAGTAGGCGTCCCACTTGTATTCAGTAGACACCTCAAAGAACTCGTGTTCGAGGTGCGTGATCACGCCGGAGACGCAGACGAGCTCTCCGGCCGGATACCCGAGGAAAGTGTCCGAGTTCCGCTTGCCCGCGAACGTGCCGATGAACTGCGACGCTTGCGTGATGTTGTTTATCTCGGCGTCGATCAGGAGCCGAACCTTGATGTTGGCGGTGGGCACCTGAATCTTCACCGGCTGGATGCCGGACGTGACCGCGGTGCCGCCGATGTCGCTCGTGACGTTCGACGCCTTCGGCGGCTGCGTCGACCAGCCGCGCCGCCAGATGTTGATTTCCTTGGTCGCCGTCGAGATCGACGCGCGGGCGGGAAGGAACGCCTTGTTCGACGTCGCTGCAGAAACGGTTCCACCGATGTTCTTCTGAATGCCCGGCCCGTAGAAATACAACGTGTCGTAGACGCACTGCACGTCGATGCCGAAACCGCCCGGAGTCGCGGAGGCCGACAGGCTGCGGAGCAGCGCGAGTTCTTCCCACACGCTCGTGCCGACGAGTGGAGCCGGGTAGGCGCCGTTCATCACGGGCACGACCTGCGGGGTCGTCTGCGCGAGCACTTCCTTCAGGCCGTACGGGAGCGAGATGCCGGTCGCGAGCGGCTGGTTCGTCGCATCGTCGTACCAGAACACGCGGCGTATCTCGGTAATCGTCGACTTCTCGAACGGCCCGCCCTGCTGCACCTTGCAGTCGACGACCTTGACTGTGTATTTGGCTGCCATCGGTTACTCCATCAGGTCCCGGAAAGTCTTTTCGAGAGACTGCATCAGGTACGGCAAAACCTGTGCATCGGCACCGAACGCACCGTATTGCTCGCGAGCCGCGCGAGCCGCGGCGAGATCGTTCGCGTACCCGCTCGGATTTCGCGAGGTCGCCATCTGGGCTTCGATCGCGGCTTCCTCTGTCGACTTTCCGCCGAGCGCCGCGCCGAGAAACGCAAGCCATTCCTTGATCAGGTCGCCGCCACCTTGCCCGAGTTCCTCCGAGACGAACCCGCCGACGCCGCCCAGCCGACCCTGCTCGTCGGACATCGCGCCGAAGAACGTGTCCACCCATCCCTTCTGCGACGCCGCCGCCTGCTGTGCGGCCTCCGCGCCCTCGGCGAGACGGCGGGCGAACGTCTCTGTGACGCCCGTAGCGTCGTAGATGTTCTTCGTGAAGTCGTTCTCGTACGCCTCGACCGCCTTGCGCGCGCGCTCGGTGGAGTCGGCGAACGCCTCGACCACGAACCCGCCGAGCTTGAACGGCGCCATGACCGCAGCCCCGATGCCGGCCGCTGCGATCGCGCCTGTGCCGGCCGCGCCGCCAAGCGAGCCCAGGGCGCCCACCTTCCCGATCCCGCCGCCGAGGAACGCCGCGCCCTTCCCGCCGAAGTTCTGAAGCTTGCGCTCCGCCTCGCGGAGCCCGCGCTCCATCGTCTTCGCGTTGACCGCGACGTCTACGTTCAGTGTCTGGAGCTTCATGGCCTTCCCTTCGATGCGCGCGCGGCGCGGGCGAGCTGCTGCTTGTTGCGCTCCACCTCGGCGATGATGAGCGGCAACAGCACGGAGGCGCGGACCTTGCCGGCGCGCGTGAGCGGTTCAGTCCCGCGGTAGAAGGTGCCGCGGCCACGGTGGTAGCGCCCGAGACGCCAGCCGCTGCCCTTGTCGGTGTCGTAGATCGCGCGCTTGGCGCGACCTCCGACCATGCTCAGGTCGCCGTAGCTCATCCTGCCATGCCCGACGGCGGCCCACATGACGCGGCCACGGTCATACGCCTTTACCTTGACTCGGAGCGAACGCGCGACCTTGCCCGTGGTCTTCTTCGTCTGGGCGGCGGCAAGCTGCTGCGTTCCCTTGCACCAGCGGCGCAGCGCGTTCCGAACGATCTTGTCCTGCAGCGCCGCCGGATAGCCGGCAAGCGCCTTCTCAACGTCCCGGAGGGACCTTTCGTTCGGGTCGAACTTGACGCTTAGAGATTGCATTGAGCTTGCGGCGAATGGCCTTGAAGTCCGGGATGTCGAGCTGCACGTTGAGGTACGCGACTGGCGTTTCCCACGGTGCTCCGGACCACTTGCCGCGCGTGAGCACCGCCCGCGCGGCCTTCCCTAGGAACGCCCTTCGGCGTAAAGCCCCTCGATCTCGGCCACGAGCTTCGCGCCCAGGGCGACCGGGCACTGCCGGGCCGCCTCGATGTCGGCGAACACCGGCACACCCGACTCGTTCAGGACGTGCATCCGGAGCAGCGTCGGGTTCGCGTCCTTCGGCGACTTCTCGTTGACTTCGAGCGCCTCGGCGAGATCGGCCACAGTCGGCCGCCGCAGGAGCAGCCGGACGCCCTGCACCTCGACGGGCTTGTGCTCCAGCCGCAGGATGGACAGGAGGTCCGACATCAAGCCTCCGTCATGGCCGAGCAGGCGCGCAAAGTCATCGTGATCTTCACCACGTCGTTGAGCACCGACGACACGTCGATGCTCTCGACGAGCGCCTCGGCAAAGCTGTAGGTTTCGCCCGTGTGCGCGGTGAAGGCGAGCGCCTTCTTGGTGCTGCCCGCGATCAGGTCCGCCACGATCGTCGACTGCGAGGTCGCATCGCCGTCCATGTACCCCTGCACGGTGACCGACGCTTCGCTCTGCCCGTAGACGTAGTTCTTGAACCCGTTGCCGAGCTCGGTGATCTCGATGGGAGTCCGGCTGTAGTTCAGGGAGATGTCGAACACGCCGTTGATCGCGACGGCGCCGTAGGTGATCGAACTGGTGCTGGTTGCGTACGTCGCCACGTCAGGGCTCCCGGTAGTAGAGGTCGAATTCGGTGGTGATCACGGCAGGCTGGGCCTCGTCGCCGTCCGCGACGATCGGCTCCTGCACGTTGTAGGACTGGAAGACGGTCGCCTCGAAGACGAACGAGTTGTGGGTGCCCGCCGCGACGCACGCGCGCAGCTCGTCGGCGAGCTCCGTGGCCTCGTTCACGGTCGTGTGCACGAGGTGCACGGTCAGCCGGATGCGCTTGAGCGTCCCGCCCAGCGTCGCGTTCTGCATGTCGGCGACGGTGAACACCACCGCGGGAAGGTTGTTCGCCGTGAGCTCCGGCCGGAACCCGTAGGTGAACCGCGCGTCGGGGATCGCCGACAGCGCGCTCGCCGTGCGGAGCATCGTGCGGATCGCCTGCTCGACGTGGGCCATCAGTTGACCTCCGTGCAGTCGATCTCGGCGCGGCGGTTCTTCTCGTCGATGTTTCGGATCGCGTTGATGCGGAGCGTCTTTGATCCGATCGTCAGCCGGTGCGACTCGTTGACGCCGAGCCGCTTGAGCTCGAGCCAACGGCACACGACCTGGTAGGAGCGGACGATCGCGACGCCCTGGGCGTAGGCGCGCTCGTCGGCTCCCACGTCGCGAAGGTCGCAGCGGAACGAACCGACGAGGTTCCAATCGTCGTCATTGTGGCCGAGGTCGTCGGTCGACGCGATCTCGTACGCGTAGGCGGTCTGCTGCAGAAGCCCGCCCGAGATCATCGGAACGGCCCCCGCACCGAGAGGCTGTCGAGCAGGAACTCCAGCGACATCGGCACCATCGAGAGGTTGACCGGCTGGCTGGCCTCGGGATTGTTGTACCAGTGCCCGACGAGCGCGATAAGCGCCTGCTCCGCGTCGGCCGGATCGGACGCGTGCCCGGCGACGTAGGTGACCGTGATGAGGGTTCCCTCGTACAGGCTCGGCGACTCGAGGAACCGGATCACGGGCATCGCGTCGCTCTCGTCGACCCAGTAGTCGGTCGCCGGCATCGTCGTGAGGACGTTCGCCGAGTCGTAGTAGGTCACGCTCGTGAGCGAGGTGTACGGAGCCGCGTTCAGCACGGCGTCCGTCCACTCGCGCAGCTTCATGGTGCGCGTGGCGCTCGACAGATAGCGGCCCGTCCGCCGCTCGAAGAGAGCGACGGCCGCGGCGATCAGACGGGTAAGCTCGGTGTCATCGTCCGAGTAGGAGATGCGGAGCGCCGTCTTGACTTCGGTCAGAGTCAGGGCCATAGAAAGGTGAGTGGCGCCTTTCGGCGCCAGCCACCCGGAGAAGAGGCAGACGATCAGGCGCCGTCGTTGTCGCCGTAGATGGCGGCGAAGGCTTCGGGCTGCATGATGCGGGAATCGGTGCGAGCCCAGACGTACATGGTGGACTTCTGCGTCGACGCCGCGGAGTACGGGTCAATCATCGACTCAATGCCACTGCGGTCGAAGATTTCGAAGTAGTCCCAGTTTCCGACGATGAAGTAGGCGTTTCCGCGGGTGTTCGTGCCGGTCGCACCCGACTGCGTGGTCGCGACGTACTCGCCGATGTAGTACGGGAGCCCGTAGATGGTGCCGGGCGAACCGAGCGAGAGCCCGCCGGTCTCGGAGAGCTTCCAGACGTAGTCGCCGCCGCTCGCGGTCGTCTTGATCTTCCGGATCGTCTTCAGGACGGTGTCAGAGGTCAGGATGCGGAAGCGCGGCGAGTTCCGATACGCGGACGGAACCGCGTGGATGCAGTCGATGATGTTGTCGCCGCTGATCGCCGTCGCGACCGCGTCCTCCGCAAGCTGCACACCCTGGTTGATGATGCGGCCGGTGTTGCTGGTCGCCCACGAGTTCGAGCTCACGTCGCCGATTCCCTGCGGAGCGGACGCTCCCCCGCCGACGGTGAACGCCTCGTCCATCTTCTTCGCGAGCGCGACTGCAAGACGGTCCGTGACGTACTGCATGCCGGTCCCGATGCCGCCGGTGCCGATCGCGTCCTCGATGAACTCCTTGGTCATCGTGGTCGCGGCGACGTACTTGTAGGGCGTGACGGAAACCGACGCGAACGCCGGATCGGCCGGAGTGATCGAACCGCCTTCGCCGACGAGAGCAGCGGTCGGGAGAGCGCCCTCCACCTTGATCGTGCGGTTGGAGTCGATCGTCGACACCTTCGCGATCTGGCGCAGCACCGAGGCCTCGTGCATGCGCGCCACGATGCGGCGCTCCATGTCGGTAGGGATCGCCGCGTCGGTCGTCCCGAGCTGGAGATCGCGAATCTCGGCCTCGTTCTTGGTCGCGTGAGCGAAGAGCCAGCGCGCAGCGAACTCCGCGCTGTTGCGGTCGAGGTCCTTCTTGGCCTCGACCGGACGCGCGCGCAGGGTCGGCTCGGCGAGGCGGGCCTCGAGCTCGCGCACGCGGTCCTCGGCGGCCTTGCGCATCGCGTACTGCGCCTGGATCGTCTTCTCGACCGCGTCGAGGTCGGCGTCCATCTTGGCGAACTTCTCGCGCTCCTCGCCGGAGCCGAGGCTGTCCACGGTCTGCCCGGCGCGGCCGGTGCG